AGATAGTACTCAAAACCATTGTGAAGCGTTTCTAGTAATAATAAATCAAACATTTAGACTCCGTATATATAGTTAATCATTTGTGGAAGTATCCTAAAAATACGATCGGCGAGATGCAATGGCGCTATTCCTGGATGCATCCATTTTGGGGGTTTTTGGTCAATTGTCATCCTACGCCAAGTAATATACCCGCTTGTTTGTATTACTGGCTTGCCTTGTTTATTTGAATATGCGCTAGCCTGTCTCCTCATACCGGCGTAAATATCAACAGCATGATGAGGCGCCTTTTTAGGAACAAGCCCCCTAGGTAGTTGATTACCTTTAGCGCCGCGGGGGCTGCCTTGAGGCGTAACATTGTGGGCATTTGCATGAAAAGAAATCATAGGCGCCAATTTCTTTGCTTTCTTATAGATATCGGGGTTTTCTGCTTGAAGCTTCTTAGCACTCTTTTTAAAGGGCACATTTAAATATAGATTGCCTTTTTTATCCCGTCTTATGTTTCTAGTTTTCTCTTGAAGCATAAATTTGCGCATATCATAAGGCCCCGTAGTACCGATTCCCCCTGGCCCCATTCCTAATTCATACATAAGGGCAAGTGTTGCGCTTTGTCCTGGTTTTGGCAAAGAAACAGATATTCCCTTTTCATCTGCTTGATTGATTGATAAAGATCTTAGATAACTTTGTTGTACAGAACCTTTAAGGGCGCTTCTTGCCTCCGCTGACCATTCCGCAAGAATCATGCTAGCCAATTGTCTTGATCGTTGTTTTTGATCTTGTTTACTAAGTCCTAAGCCCTCAATCAAATCTACAAGAGATAAGCGCTTAACATTAACCATTTAAACCAACCCCCATAAATTCTAAGGTTGCTTTACATTGAACTGGCATCAATCTAATTTGTTCATCAATACTCTTGCGAACATATCTTGAATCTCTGTGCGTATGCGGGTTATCGGCTACATAGTATCTAGGATGACCATAATAAGAAATAGAGAAACGAACGCCAACCGCCGGCGCTTTGCCATTTAGATCCCCTTTAGTAAAATCAATGTCTCCATCTTGATTGACTTCAAAGTCTGTCCCTTCAATGAGTGAACCATTGAGCACGCCTAAACCTGTACTATTTGCAACATGTAGATGAAGGACTCTAAGCGTTGTTGCCCCGCCTTGTGTATCTAGTACACGAGGAACAATAGGATTCCTAAGAGATTGTACCGCGCCGGCCTTTCGTGTCTTTGTCTCTTTAAAAATCATGCTAGAATCTACCATTGTAAAGCGATCACCGAATGAGGGCAAAGTTTCTGGAAGCAATGTAATATTGACCATTCCCCGCGCGTATTCCCCATATTCATGAAACCTTGATTCATCAGAACTTGCGCTTGTGATCAATGCTCTAGTATCCTGTTTGCTATGCCAAAAATAACCAATACCCTTGCATAAAGGGCAATCAGAACGAACTTCGCCTTGTTTCTCTAGATTTGTATCAATGCTAGGAAGATCAAGGATGACCGCGCCGCCTTTATTTGAGCATGGGCATTCAGCGCACATTTCCCAAGATACAAGCATAGATCTTGTAAAGAATTGTTTTCTGAACTCTTCATTTAACCAATCCACGCGGGGGCGTAGTTTTGTTGGAACTCTAGGATTAATAGTAGTCATTTAGATTACTCCAAACTGGTTAATTTTGTACTGTGCTTTAACAGCCTTCTTTAATGCATCGTACTGTTTTTCATAGTAGTCAACACGTGATGAATACCCCGAATACATAGCTGATGAAGTAGTTTGAATGCTTTGAGATAAGCCGTCAATTCCGATAGAACTAGATGCAATACCGGCGCCAAGTATCAAGTCCCCCGCTACTTGTAAAATCATATTACTTGAAGCCTTTAGTGTGATCATATGCTTAATATCACTAGGCAACGTATCAAGTAGATATGTAATCTGAATATCAGCTACGGGGGCATTTGTTAACTCAATCACAAAGGAATCTTGACCAAGTGTTATTGCTTTACCCGAAACCCCCGCCGGTAATGTTAGTGCAATACGATATTTTAAGAAACAATGACGACTAAGATTGACAGTAAATTGAGTTTGCCCCGCTGGAAATGTGATAGTTTCTTTTCTTGTTTCAAATCCCGCTGTATAATCAAACTCAAAGTAGCCTGGTATAAAGTCCCGCCCTTCATAGAAAATTCCGTAATTCCCTAAAATAGGCATACCGGCCGTAAAAAAATATGATCCTAAGCTCTCTTGAGATGGGATGATATGCATTTGCCCATGAATAGCGGACACCATACGAATCCAAGATACGGGCAAATCTACGGGCTGGAAAGAACCAAATCTAATACGAACTTTATCAATTGATACGATAGGCCTATAATCAAGCTTCATAGGCCAATAAGAGAAGCGCCCTTGTCTTTCGGCGTCGTGCGTCTCTCTAGACACCTTGAAGGGTTCTAGATTGATTCCGATATCGTTTTCTATGTGTTGAATAGATGCTTGAATCGAAGTTTCATAAATTTCATTCGGGAAGGGGGCGCCGTCGTCTGTGGTCAAGTCAACGCCTAATAAAGAAGTTTTCTTGAGGTAATCGGGCGTAATGATATCTAGTAGCGTTGTAGTACTCATGGGACACCTTAAATCTAAAACATTGAGTTTTAGAACTTTTATTCTATGCCCTTATAATATCATAATTTCATATAAAATAAGTAAATATTAAACTTAACCTAAAGTTTCGATCAAGCTAGAACCAACACGAACATTCTTGACAATCCAACACTTAGAAGGAACTTTAACAATAGGTGAACCAAAAAGCATGAGCAAGAATGGTTTACTTGTTTGTACTTCAGCTAATGGGCGTCTAAAGAAATCGAGCAATTTAGCAAATTCCATGATTTCAGAACTATGTTGTACAAATACCATCTTATGACCATTAGGGATATTTTCGTTGAGATCAACAAAAACAGTAGGCCCACCATTAGTCGCGGCGATTTCGTCAATTAATACAGCTTCAGACGCTGGCTTATCTACTGGGGTTCTAAAGATCTTGAAATAGATAGCGTCGGATTGTTGCGCAATGGTCAAAGTAACCTTATCACCGGCGGCAACAGTCTTAGAGGCAGAAGTAATAGCAGCAGAATAACCGCTATTATTGATTGCTACGATCTTATAGAAATACTCACCGGCGTCGCTAGCGGTGAATTGAGACGCCAAATCAGCAGCAACAACAGCAGAAGTAAGAACAGGGGCAGCGGCGGCGCCGGTAGTTGCGCTTCCGGTTGTTGGTGCTTTGCCATTATTCGCCAAGAATGGGGCGCTCTTAACTGGTACTGGCCCGACTGGCCCCATGATAGAGATTTCTTGAGTACCATATGTAATAGATGAACTGTTTGTAAGTACCAATTGATCATGACGGCCAAATTGAACAGCAAACTTGATCAATTCCCCATGAATATCAGGGGTTACATAGATACAATCTGGGGTACCATATAAAGGCGCTGAATATAACTTAGCCAAGATATCTTGAAGCAAACGAGGTGAAGGACTTCTACCGCGTGCATCAAAAACATTTGAACCATTGTTATATGATTCAATTTGATGAATGATCCCATCAAAATGTAAAGGATTGTTGCTTTCTTTAGCGTGGAACATTGCTTTTTCAAGTTTACCAAGTAAAGCAAGGGTGCCGCGTTCAGTTTCTAAAGCGATTGCGTTTTGATTGGCGCCAATCAAACCAACCAAAGTGCCTACGTCTGTTACTTCACGTCTTTCAGCTAAGTACTTGATACGAATTGACTTTCTTTGGTATTCAGAACGATTTGTAGTACCGGCGGAACCTTCGCTAATGAATGGATCGATATCAAGCCCATGAGAATTGATAACAGCGTATTCATGTAAAGTATTTGTAACAGATACTTTAGGCATTGCAGGCCATAAAGCTAATTGCTTCATGCTGTAAGTAGCGCTTGATAAAATGTTTTCAATGCTTTGAGGAACTAAAGGACTCAAAGAACCGGTATCCCCGCCGGCTGTGCCCGCTGGTGTTGGATAACCAACAGTAGCAGACTTGCGAAGGGCGCTATTTAATTCAGCTAAATC